ATCTTCGAGAAACTTACTAAAGAAAATATCCCAACCCATTATGTTGATATGGTTGGTGCTAACAAAATGATTTGTAGGAAGGTAGACATTGTTCCTTTGGAGGTTATCTGTAGGAACCGTGCTGCTGGATCTATTGTCCGTGAAACAACTCTAAAGGAGGGTTATCCACTACCTCAACCCATTGTAGAATTCTTTCTGAAGGATGATACTAAACATGACCCTTTACTTACACCTGACCGTGTACGTCTGATGGGATATGACCCAGAACCTTTCATTGAAATGACACTTCGTATCAATGATTACCTTCGTCAGATGTTTTACATCATGGGTATTGATCTAATTGACTTTAAAGTTGAGTATGGATACACTGCCCATGGAGAGTTACTACTTGCTGATGAGATTAGTCCTGATAGTATGAGACTATGGAGAATTGGTAGTGACGAAAGATTTGATAAGGATCTATTCAGAAAGGACGAAGGTGATATCGTTCCTGCATATAGAACAATTTTAGATAAACTACAACCCCTTGCTATAGTATAATGGACTACAAAACTTCTGGTGTTGATATTGAAAAGGGACGAGAGTTTGTAGAAGAACTCAAAAAGAAAGTACCTAACATTGGTGGATTTAATGGTATGATAGAAATTCCTTCTGGATATGAAAGCCCTGTACTAGTATCTGGTGCTGATGGTGTAGGAACTAAAATTAACATTTGTAGGATTGCTCGTGATTACACTACTATTGGTCAGGACCTTGTTGCTATGTGCGTTAATGACGTTATATGTTCTGGTGCTAAACCATTATATTTTCTAGACTATATCTCAACTAAAAAACTAGATGGTAATGTAAATGATATCATCCAAGGTGTGATTGATGGTTGTATTATTTCTGGAATGTATCTTCTAGGTGGTGAGACTGCCGAACACTTTAGAGCAACTGACTATGACCTTGCTGGTTTCTGTACAGGTATTGTAGAGAAGTTTGATATTGTTAACGGTACTAACATCAGACCCGGTGATAAAGTTATTGGTATTGAAAGTAGTGGACTTCATAGTAATGGATACACACTAGTCAATGATATGTTGTGGAGAAATAAAATCTTCTACAAGGAGATGCCTGAGTTGTTAGAACCAACTACCATCTATTCTCCTCTTGTTCAGGACTTGTTGGACGTAGTTCCTATTCTAGGTATGTCACACATCACTGGTGGTGGTATCCCTGAGAACCTTCCACGGTGTCTTCCTAAGGGTCTTACAGTTGATGTAGACTACAACTCCTGGGAGAGACCAGAACTCTTCAATAAGATACAGGAAGCAGGAGACATTACTGAAGAAGAGATGTGTAATGTATTCAATCTAGGTATTGGTTTCTGTGTGGTTGTACCTGAGGACTCAGTTCAATTGACTCAAGAAATTATTGCGGATACTCCACATGGTATGAGGTCATGGGTTATTGGTGAAGTGGCGTAGAAAATATGAAAAATTATTTTTTAAAACTAGTAGCTAGTCCAATAGTTCATTTCAATATTATTACTGTTGAATTACTTATTGTGATAGGGTCGTTACATAACCATGCCCACTATCAAATGAGTAATGATCCTGATGCGTATGTGTATCAGTGGTGTAAGGCCAATCCAGAAAGATGCACATACCGACCGAAGTGAGGTTGACAAATCTTTAGATTTACTATATACTATGTAAAGAAACATTACGGAGTGTATCGTGACTGTAACAACTAATGATCGTGGACAACAAAATCTGTTCGCTAAAGAACCCCAGATGTATGTCTCTCAAACTGATGCAGAACGTTATGGTTATGAGAGTTATGCAGAACGTGCAGAGAAACTGAATGGTCGTGTTGCCATGCTTGGTTTCGTTGCAGCAGTTGTATCTTATGCAACTTCCGGTAGTCTCTTCTTCTTCGGGGCATTTGGAATCTGATTATAGATAAAGGGACAGTCAATAATAATATGTCTAATCCCAAACAACTCTATGAGGACATGGAGAGACTGAATGCCCTATACGAAGAACTCTGCTGGGGGCATGATGATGAATTAGTTTTCATCCACGAAAATGGTAGAGTCGTTATTTACAACAAAACACAGGAGCAAAACAAATGAACGAGAACGCAGAACGGATTAATGGTTGGGCAGCAATGCTTGGCGTAGTTGCAGCCATTGGAGCATATGCTGTTAGCGGCCAGATTATTCCAGGAATCTGGTAGGAACTTGACATTTACCAAATATTTGGATATAATAAATATAAGTAGGTATTTGGTAAATATATGGGAAGTGGTAATCCGAAAGGAACAAATAGGGGTGGTGGACCAAAAAAGAACTCTTGTAAGTATCACGCCAGACCCGATGGAAAGGTATGGGTCGAAAGAAAGAAATCTTGTAAACAAGTTGGTTATAAACACCATACTGGATACATGATGTTTCAATATGGTTCTGTTGGTGAAAAATCTATTCATAGATATATCGCAGAACAACTCATACCCAACCCAGACAACAAAGAACAAGTAGACCATATCAATAGGGTAAGGCACGACAACCGTGTTGAAAACCTACGATGGGTCACAAGAAAAGAAAACGGGGAAAATAAAGTATGGGGCGGTTCTGAACAGAATGCCATTGACTTTCTAACCGGTTTAGGTTACACAATTACAAAGGATTGATATGTTACAAACATACCTAGGACTAATGGTTGCATTCGTCATAGTCTATATCATTACAACACCTGGAGATGATGACGACGGACCAGACAAAGGTATGATGACATCAGTGTATCAAGGATCCCAATAAGGGGTCCTTTTTTTTATAAATATTTTGAGGTAACTTAGGGGGTTCTATGGACAAGAAGCCAGAAGAACAGGAAAAGAAAAAGGGACTCCTAGGTAGAATAAAGGAGGCGACTGATGACAAAGAAGAACAAATTGCTATTCTTTCTACCTTTGTTCGTCTTAGTATTCTTGTGTGGAGCGGTGGAATACTCACGTTGGCATACATTCAGTTACCCCCAGCACTTGGAATCCCCGAACAGAAACTAGACCCAACATTCATTGCATCAGTCTTTACTGGAGTCCTCGCAACCTTTGGTGTCCAGGCTGCTAAGAAGTCTGGAGATGGTGGTGGTAATGGTGGTGGTATCACAAAGGCAGATGTTGAGAGACTTATTGAGGCCGCAGGAAGGACTGCTCCATCACAAACAATCAGACTAGAACAGGCTCCAATAGTCATCAAAACTGATGGACCACCTGTTAGATCTGCAGTAGATCCTAAGTAAAAATACATATCAGGAACCCATAACAAACTATAGACATATAAACAGTATCGTGTATAACTAGAGTAGTTGAGTAAACTACAATGAAGTTTATCCGCTTAATGATTATTGCTACTGTAGCAGCAATAGTTCTCTTCTTGCCGAAGATGGCATATGCTGTAGATGTCACCATGGGTTCCAATGGAAATCTTGTATTCGATCCAGATAATATTAGTATTAGTGCTGGTGAAACAGTTCATTTTGTAAATGGAATGTTGCCACCACATAATATTATTGTAGAAGGTCGTGCAGATCTTTCTAGAGAGTCCCTGATGTTCTCACCAGGTGAATCACAAGACATCTTGTTTGCCGATGCAGGAGACTATGAGTTCTTTTGTGGTCCTCATCAAGGTGCTGGAATGACAGGAACTATTCACGTAGATTGATATGGCACATGAATTTGACCCTTGTGAAGCACCTACCGATGCTAAGCTTGACAAGTGGGGGTTTACTATTAGACCAACAATTACTGAAGATGAATTGATTTTACTTTGTTTAAAGAATGCTCCATGTGGAACTGATAGAAAACAAGTAATGTCTATCGTTAAAAAATACGAGGAAAAAGTAGGTCATGGAATCTAACTTCAAGACAAGATTTGATTTTGCAATGAGTTCATTCTCTAGAATGTATGGTGTCAATAAGGTGAGAACTTCACCTGACATTACTAAGTTCTGTACGAAGTGGGCAAAGACTGAAGAAGAACATCCTGTAGGAAGTTTAACTTCAATTGATTTTTATTTCAGAGACAACTGGGAAATCTGGGGAGAATATGTATGAGCAATGTAGCACTGAAGGCAGCACACTTTGCTTCTGCCACACTCAATAATCCTTTTGGGATTGGAACACTAAGTCTTGCATTGATTGTTGTACCTATTATTGGTATGCATCTTGTCCACAAATACAACTGGCAACACTGGGCACCCTTTCATAAATGAACTTATTACTTCGTGCTCATGAGAATGTGAATGACCCTGTATGGTCAGTAATTATATCCGTGATGATTGCTGTTGCTTTGGCATTTGGTTATGTCATATACATATTAAAGATATCCTATACAGAGTTAGACGATGGCAGCAATGGTTCCGCCGAGTAGAAAGAGTTGTTACAACTTTAGAATAGTGGAGATAAATCGTGTGGTTGATGGCGACACTCTTGATGTTACAATTGATCTTGGGTTTGACCTATACAAGAAAGAAAGAGTTAGAGTTGCAGGAGTTGATACACCAGAAAAAAGGACAAAGAATCTAGAGGAGAAAGCTCTTGGAATCGAAGCAACCAACTGGCTCAAAGAAAAACTCGAAGGGGCTATCGCTGGTGATGATGAGTTGTCTGTTAGGACTGAACTTGTTGGTGGCGTCGGGAAATATGGTCGTCTTCTCGGTTGGCTTTATATCGGGGATGAACCTTTGTCACTCAATGAACAAATGATTGCGGAAGGTTATGCGTTACCCTATGCAGGTGGAACAAAAGACATGAACCTGGAATTGTTGAGAGAGATTAGACGAAAGAACGGAACTATGGTATAGGTATACGATGGTTGATTTATAAATAATTCTATGTTATAATAGAGTTATGAAACATATACACCATATTATACCGAAACATATGGGCGGAACTGATGACCCGTCTAATCTTATGGAGTGTAGTGTAGAGGAACACGCAGAGTTACACTTTGCCCTCTACCTAGAACATGGAAGGTGGGAAGACTATATTGCCGCCCTTGGTTTAGCAAAGATTATTGATAGCGAAGAAGCAAGAAGACTAGTTATAAGTCAAGCAAATAAAGGTAAGACACCTTGGAATAAAGGTAAGAAGATTGGGCCCAATAAGAAACTAATAGAATACCATAAGACCCGAGTATTGACTGAAGAACAACGAGAGAAACTACGACAAGGGGGTCGAAACGGTGGACCAAAAAACAAAGGCAGAAAGAGACCTGACCTTACTGAAAGAAATCTTGAGAGAGACTACAGTAACCAGAAGAGAGGTTCAAATGGTAAGTTCGTATAGTCGTAGAGATGTTTTCATTCCAGACTCTGAGTTTGGTGGGGAAACATGTGAACTAACTTGTAGTATTCATCAGGAGTAACATGGCGTCTTTATTTGTGTTTGGGTTTATAACCTTACTTTGTTATGGTCTACATATAACATGGCCTATAAAAAAAGGTAAAGGTTAAGATGCAAAAACTAATTAACGTTCTGGCACTAGTATCGTTTGCGGGAACTGCTGGAATCGTAGGTGGTGGTACTTATGTTTATGTCAATAAGGACGCAATCATTGAGAACGTAAAGAGTCAAGTTACTGCAGCTGCAACTGAAGCAATCACTGGTGCACTTCCTGGTATGTTGGATAGTGCAATGCCAGAACTACCTGATGTAACTGGTGGTGTCATTCCGTCACCCTCTGGTGGTTCATCTGTTCCAAATGTTACGGGTCCTGTACTTCCTTTCTGAGAATTTGGTGAGATTGATTAAATAAATCTACCTGATATCGAGGTGATTATGACCACAACAGCAAGAAGAAGAAGGAATTCCAAGTTTGGAAGAAACGATAGTGATAATAAATTTTTTCTATATGTAATTTTTCATACTGTTTTCTCTTCTGTCTTTAGTATTTTTAAAGATGACTGATGGAAATTCGTGAGATAAACGTAAGGAGTCTAGATATACCTGAACTCCCTGGTTATTTGATATCTCCAACGGTATCACTTCCACAAACACCACCCGTAACTACATTAATAGGTACTCCTATTATTGATATACCTGGGTGTGTGGAAGCACATGAGTCCAATAATTCAAACGATAACCTTATACAAGATGACCCGAGAGGAGTACTTACGTTTTGTGATTCTGGGTTCCCTAGTTTTAATCCTATTCAGTTTGAACCGAACAGGATGATACCAACCCCGGTTCCACAAATTCCAAAATCAGAAGGACCTAAACCGAACATACCACCGACACCAGAAATTAACCCACCACCTGTTACTACTGCTGCTACCATAGAATGTCCTACACCAATACAGGACACAAAAGAACCTGTAGGAACATACATCAATGGTTATAGAGACAAAATTATTGAGTATAAATTAATAGGTAGTGAGTGTGTTCAAATTACAGAGTCGGTAGGTATAGCCCAACAAATTATTGTTGGTCTCCCTAGTGGTGGTCAAGTTGCATCTGTTGGTGGTATTGCGGTTATCGCAACAACGTCAGCACTTATTGCAAAACCTATTGTAGACATATTACTAAAGATAGTTAAACCTACTATCAAAAAAGTAATCAAAAAAATTGCAAAGATGAGAGGAAAAGAAACTAAAGTTCTATCACTACAAGAACGTAGAGAACTTCAAAGAGAAAGAACCGAAGCCATACGAAAATTAAGATCTGTCGTAAAACCAAAATAACATTATGGATTTTTTTGAAGAGCATCACAATACATTAGATGAAGATTTTTGTAAACATGTAATAGAAAAATTTGAAAACGATTCTAATTGTTTTCCAGGAGAAACTGGAGAAGGTGTTAATAAAGAGATAAAAGACTCTACCGATTTATGTTTCTACGGAGATACAAATTGGGAGGAAGAAGATAAAATATTTTACGATTCTCTTTCAAAATATACGACACCTTATATTCAAAAATATTATAATGACCGAATTTGGAATGCTAATGTTCAGTCATATGATACTGGTTATCAAATACAAAGAACAACACCAGAACAAACAGGATATGTGTGGCACCATGACTCGCTATCATCACTAAATCGAAACAATGAAGTCAGTGCTAGAATAATTACATTCCTCTGGTATCTAAACACTACTGTAGACGGATCAGGAACTACTGAATTTTATGATGGGACACATGTAACGCCAGAGGCTGGTAAGCTAATTCTATTCCCAGCAACATGGACATATTCACATAGAGGTCACCCACCTACAGAAGGATTAAAATATATTTGTACTGGTTGGATTTGGGAAATTCAAACTCGCCCAAAGTAAGTTAACCACCTATTGGTCCACCAAGGTCTTCTGCATTAGTTGATACTGGAGCTACAGGAATACTATGTCTATGTTGTGGTATGACACCACCCGGATTGGTTACAACTACATCAGCACATATCTTTGCGTATTGACTTTGAGGGTGGAAATAGATTCCTGCCTTCATCAACTCACCACAGTTTTTAAGACGAGCTATTTCAAAGTCTAAACGTTTGTTTGCAGATGCTTGTCGCATTAATGCAATGTTTGCTGCTGCAGCTTCTTTACATTGTTCTTGTAACTTTCTATCTAAAGGTTGTGATATGGTTGCTGAGAACCCCAGAGAGAGGTTGTAATTATCTTTCTGACCAGTTCTAGTAGGAATTGTATACAAGATACTTCCAGGGTTATCTAGAGACCCATCCTCGTCCAAATCTCTCATATCATATACTGGGTCATCAAAGTATGGTTCATAAGGTTTGGCTGCAGATGCAGAACCAGTTATAAACGGTGTGATATTAAGAGTAGGTCCTTGACATTGAATACCTCCACCATAGGTATTTGTAATGTATGGACCTTGTAAGACTTGAATGGCTTGGTTAGTAACACTACCAGATGAGTTTGCGACAGGAGA